TACATTAAATTTTGGCACTTGGAATAATGGTGCAAGAGGTGGTAGACTAAGGAGAATCTACCAAAGGATTTACATAAAAGGATATAAATGGACACCATTTGTAACGGTAAGATTTAAACTACTACCTAAGTAGTTTTATTTATTATTTATATTCTGTGTTGTGCGTACTTACTTGTATTACGACACAACGCATTAGAATATGAATTTTAAAATTACGAATTATGAGAATTGAACCACCAAAAACAGTAATAGACTTTAAAAGAATTGAGAAATCAATTTTAGAAATGATGGCAAACCCTTATTGTGATATACCAATGTTTGAATCTTTAGAGGATAAACTAAAAAAGTGTAGAGATAAAATTGATGAATTAGTAGCAGAACGTAAGTAATTTTATTATTTATATTCTGTGTTGTAAAATTCGTTTTAATGTTTTACAACTACTATTATGCTTCATTCAAAAAATTGAACCAATGAGAAACCCAGTAAACAAAAGTCATTTAGATAAATTAGAGAAATATGTGGAACTACAAAGGACAAAGAATAAAAGAAAGAAAAGATTTACCAGCAGATGCAGTTGGCTTTGTTTACAGAATCTTTAACAGACAAACGGAACAAGTTTACATTGGTAAAAAGATACTGCTTAATAAACGAACTAAACCTCCTCTAAAAGGGTATAAAAGAAAGAGAATAACATACGTTGAAAGCAACTGGTTAAATTATACTGGAAGCAATGCAGAAAGTAAAAAATGGAAAATAGAAAATTGTTACCGAGAAATAATATACATTTGCTATAATAGAACAATGATGTCTTATTATGAGACAAAATTACAATTTACCAACGATGTTTTAGAAAGTGATAAATTCTTAAACGACAATATTCTTGGTAAATATTACAAACAAAAAATTCAAAAATACATAGATGATTCAAAAAACAAAGACGAATGAAGAAAAAGAAGCAGATAGAATGGCAATGCAAAGGCTTGAAGAAGAAGCAAATATTGATGTTTCAGAGGTTATTAAATACCCTCCAGTATCAATTAGTTGTGGCACTTACATTGATACAGATTTTAGAGGTAATAAAACAGAATATCCAATACCAATTGGAACAGATGGAAATTTCTCTTTTGTACAAGCATTTCCGAAAGTTGGTAAATCATTTTTAATGAGTTTAATTGTATCTGCTTATCAAAGTGGAATCAATCAATATACTGGAATTATTAAAGGACATAGAAGAGGAAGAAAGATAATACATTTTGATACTGAACAAGGTAAATTTCACGTTAGTAAGTTAGCAAGGAGACCACTAATTATGAATAATTTAAAAAACGATGATAACTATCATATTTATGCTTTGCGTTCAATGACGCATCAAGAAAGAATTGAATTTATTGATTATATTTTATTTGATTTATTTGAAGGAAAAGAAATTGGTTTAATTATATTAGATGGAATTGCTGATATGGTAAGCGATGTAAACAATATGGAGCAATCAAATTTTATTGTACAAAAGGTTATGACTTGGACATCTAAACTATCTTGTCATTTAATGACAGTTATTCATCAGAATTTTGGAAGTGATAAACCAACTGGAAATCTCGGTTCTGCTCTCGAAAAAAAATCGGAGAGTATAATCAAGTTAGAAAAAAACGAGGTCAACAAGGGATGGATTACTGTCGAATGTAAGAGGAGCAGAAATAGAGGATTTGAACCATTTTCATTTACTGTTAATGATAAAGGTTTACCAGAATTTGTTAATAATGATTTTGAATTTTAATAAATGAAAACCTTATATTGCATAAACCAATAAAATATAAATAAGATGAGTTTTTTAAAAGGAAATATAGGGGAAAGTTTATGGTTATCTGAACTGTCTAACACACATACAGATATTGAGAAAGCACCAAATAAAAGATTTTATGATTGGGATATAAAAGCAAAATATAATGGGAGAGAGGTTACTTACGAGGTTAAGTATGATTCAAAAGGATATTATTATGCTGACAGATATAACAGACCAGTAAACATTTACATTGAGTTTCAGAACACAAGAAAAGATGAGGATAGTGGTATTATAGCATCAAAAGCAACATACTATGTGTACATATTGAAAAGCCTTGACGATGTAGAGACTGCTTATGTTTTTGATAGATTAGAGCTTTTAGAGTATTTAAAGAACAATGACATAAAAGTTAAAGGAAATAGCTTTGGGGGAGATAATAATGCTAAAGGTTGGATTCCTCCACTTGGAAATTTAGAACATTTGATATTAAAAAAAATAAAACTAAAATGATATTATTAGTAGATGCAGATTCGTTAATTTTTGCGAGCTGCTTAAAACAAAAAGAAACCGAATTAGATAATGGCTTTGTTGATTGCATTGATGAAGCAAAAGAAAAGTTTGATGATAAATTAAGTGCAATTGTAAACCATTTAGAAGGTGTTTACGATGTAGAAGAAGTAAGAATCTTCAACGGAAGCATTGGTAATTTTAGAAAACTAATAACCACAAAATACAAAGCAAATAGAAAGAAGCAAGTTTTACCACCTTTATTAAATGACTTGCATAATCTTATAAAATTTGACTATGATTCAGTTTTTGAATATGGTGTTGAAACAGATGATGTTGTTGCTAAGCATTGGTATAATGAAACTAAAAAAGTTGGTAGGGATAATGTAATGATTGTAAGCATTGACAAAGATTATAAACAATTCCCAGCTTTGATTTACAATTACCATTTTAAACATCAAGTGATATTAGATATTTCAGAAGAAGAAGCAATGTATAATTTCTATGAGCAAATGATTGTTGGAGATACTGCTGACAATGTAAATTACTTTAAAGGTAAGGGTAAAAAGTTTGCAGAGAAATACTTTGAAAATTGTGAAACTGAATATCAATACACAAGAAAAATGTATCAATTATTTAAACAAGAATACAAAGGAAAAGCAAGACAGAAATACGTTGAATGCTATCACTTGTTAAAACTGAGAACAATTTAATTATGGCAATTAGTCCACATTGTAAATCCTTAGAGAATGTAGCCTATAAAAGTTGTATAGATACCTATTTTAGCCAAAGAGATAAAAAAGATATAGTTGATTATTGGCTTTATTTATTTAACGAACATAGATTCTGTGAAGCAAAAGGAGTAGAGAAAGCACTTGAATTAATTGATATTTACGAAGAATGGAATGGCAAAAGCTAGAAAGAATATAGTAATAAAGAACTGCAATTACAAAGCTCAACAGTATTGTTTTAAGAATGGTTTTTTAATTTATCCAGAACCATATGGTAATATGTTTAAAATATACTGTAATAGGATAAAAGGAAATTATTATATGAAAGGTCAGCAATTTAATAAAGAACAATCATCTCAAGCTATTTGGGATTTATACACTAAAATTTACAATTATGAACTTAATAAGATATGAGATTAAAGCTGGATTTTTTAAAGGCTTTCTGTTTGGGGTTAGACATTACCATTTTTATGATGAAGAAATCTATGAAGAAGATATAGTTTTATACATTGGAATATTTCAAATAATTTTAACTTTAATATACGAGAAATGAGAAGCACACAAACACACTATGACAATGGCAAAGATTATGATGTAATTGATGTTATAAACGATTTTAAGCTGAATTTTAGCAGAGGCAACATACTAAAGTATATTTGTAGAGCTGGAAAGAAAAAGGATGAACTAGGGGACTTGCTAAAGGCAAAGGACTATCTGGAAAGGGAGATACAGAGATTAAGAGAGGTTAAATAGCTTCTCTTTTTTTTTGTTAAAATGTTAAAATTTGTTAATAGTTTTTTTATAAAGTTTATTATTTGTAGATTAGCGTCATATTTAAAAACAAAACAGATGAAAAAATTACCAAAAATACACAAAGATTATATTTTAAAAATGATTAAAGATAATTATAGAGTTAGTTCTTTTAAAGCATATTGTAAGGGTGCTGGTTTTGATATTAGCAATTATTCTAGTCCAGTTCACATTAACGAAGAAGGTAAATTAACTTTAAGATACAGAAATATTAACTCTTATTATTACATAAAATTATAACAATAATCAAAAACAAAACAGATGAAAAAATTACAAACATTAATATTAATAATTGCACCAAGCTACTTTATAGGTAGATTTATAATCGGCTTAGTGTTTAACCTTTAAATTCAAATTATGTACAGAAAAAAATTAATTCAAAAGATTCAGCAACTTGTAGATAAACTACCACTAAGCAACAGAAAAAAAGAAGCCAAGCAAGACTTGCTTAAACTTAAATTAACCGACAATGATAAGTTCTTCTTATTATTAAAAAACAAATACCAAAATGATTAGATTTATAAAAAGAGGATTTTATTTATTGTTTGCAATAGTTATGATATGTATTGCAGCGTATATTACACTATTCTTTGCATCAATGATATTAGTATTATTTAACTCATAAAACAAAAAACAAATGGCAACAAACCAAAACAATTTATCAGAAGAAACTCTTGCAACATTAGAGATTATTAAAAATTATGTAAAAAGCAAAGATGATTGGTGGCTTGAGAGAAGGATAGACATTCTTGAAGTACAGATTGGAATTGAAAAGAACAACGCAAAAATAGAAGTTTATAAAAGCCTACAAAATGGAACTAATTAAAATAATTGATAGTATAGCACCAGAGTACAGAAACTCAGACCAATTCATAAACCCATTGCCAAATGAGGTAGAGCTTCAAGAAGATAATGAAATGCATCTAATAGACATATCTTTTAAGTCTGAAGTCTTAAAGACTAACATCTGGGATGGAGAGGAGCAATATCATCCAACACAAGAGGAGGTAAATTACATCTATAATTATTTGCAGACATTATTGGCAAAAGAGATAGAAAAAACAAAAAATTATTATCAAGAACACAATTATAATTATATAGATTTTAACAATTAAAAACAAACAAGATGAACACACAAGAAATTAAAAGAGGAGAGTACAATGCTTATTACCCAATAAGTGAATTAAAAATGGCAAAAATGAATAGGGATTTAGTGATGTCGCACGTTGAAAGTTTCAAATCAAAATTAAACGAGTTTGGCTGGATGATGCCAATTGTTATATCTTCAAAGGGGGATGTTATCGAGGGTCATAATAGAATCGAATGTGCAAAACTTTTAAAACAAAAAACAATTCCAGCATATGTTATTGATTGGGTTAATACTGGCGATGAAAAAGAGCATTTAAAAGCTATTATAGGACTAAACAACGGAAACAAAGCTTGGAATACTGCTGATTATTTAAAGGCATATTCAAGAGATAATTACGATTATAAAATAGTTCATAAAGCATACTTAAAACATTCAAATAATATCTCTGTTGGTAACGTTGCTAATGCTTTCTTTGGTAACGCAAGTAGAATGGAATTTAAAAAAGGTAATTCAAAAATAATAGATTTAAAATTTTCTTTATACATTTTAAGAAAAATATCTAATTTAGTCGTTAAATACACAAAAACAAATATACAAGCTTATTGTGTTAGGGAAATGATTTATACTGCATTTTCAAAAGCTTACAAAGATTATGATGCAATTGATTATATTTTTAAACAATATGCAAATCTTGCAAAAACAGAACACCCATCTGCAACATCAATATCAAAATTTAAACCATTAATGGAAGTATATTTAAACGATTTTTATATGCAAAGAAACTTAAAAAAAAATATAAAATAATATGAATATAACAAACGAAGATAATATGGAACTAATGGCAAGGTATGAAGATAACTACTTTGACCTTGCTATTGTTGACCCTCCTTATGGTATTGAAAGATTTAAAAAATGTTCTACAAAAGATATTGAAGGAGCAACAACAGTTAAAAGCAAAAGAATTGCAGAAAGATTTCAAAAAATGGAAACAGTAAATAATAATAAGCCAAATAAAAAATATTGGAAAGAATTATTTAGAGTATCAAAAAATCAAATTGTTTGGGGTGCTAATAACTTTAATTTACCAGTAAGTGAATATTTTTTAGTATGGGATAAAAAACAAGCAATGCCAAACTTTGCAAGATGTGAATTAGCGTATGTTTCAATGGGTTTAAAAACACCAGCAAAAATATTTGAATACTCAATACACAAACATAATCAAGTTGAAAAAATACACAGCACACAAAAACCAGTTTCTCTTTATGAATTTTGTTTAATGAATTATGCTAAAGAAGGAAATAAAATATTAGATACACATTTAGGAAGTGGTTCTATTGCTATTGCTTGCCACAACTTAGGATATGATTTAACTGCCTGTGAATTAGATAAAGAGTATTACGAAGCAGCAATGAAAAGAATTAACCAACACAAACAACAATTAACAATGTTTTAAGATGAAAGATAGACAATTACACTATTTAAAAGCAGTATTGCTTGGGCAACTTACAATAGAAGCAATTGAAGATTTGCAAGGAACAAACAAGTACAAGCAAAGCATAAAGAATCAAGGTAATAAGTTCTTGAAGATGCTGGAGCAATATGTACAAGAAGATTATGACGAGGTATATCTTAACAATCAAGAGATGACAACAAATGTATTAAGGAAAGTAAGTTCTTTAATGGATAAGATAAAAGGATTTGATATTGATGAATTGATAATGGTTGATGCAGTTATTGATAAATATATTGAAAATGAAGAATGGTTTAAGAAACACGCATCAGCAGAATTTTTAAAATTAGATTAATGTTAGAAAGAAGAAATTACGATAAAACCTTTGCAGACGAATTAGCAAAAGACTTTTGCCAGATAGCAAGGATAAACTTAAAAGATGGTTCAAGGTATGGAGATACTCCAGCATTCAGAGCTTTACTCTACAAGGTTCTAAATGAACTAAACGATATGAATGATAGAATGATATCAGAATGGTTTAAGGAGCAGAAAATTGTGCGTAATAGGTCATCTATCTTTTGCGCATTGAAAAAGGTTAGTGCTTATTACAATTCATCAAGACCATTTAGAACAGTTT